ATTCCAATGCCAACGGCTATAGAATGGGCAACCGAAACATGGAACCCGATAACGGGCTGCTCGCCGGTCTCCGAGGGCTGCGCGAATTGCTACGCGCGTCGCATGGCGAACCGCTTGCGCGGCAGGTATGGGTATCCGGCGGACGATCCATTTAGGGTGACGCTTCATGAAGATAAATTGGCATTGCCATTACGCTGGAAAAAGCCACGCATCATATTTGTCTGCTCAATGGGTGATTTGTTTCATGAGGATGTGCGTTTTTCGTGGATTGCCAAGATTTTCAAGATTATGCACGACTGTCCGCAACACACGTTTATCTTGTTGACAAAACGGCCCGGAAGGCTTTCTGATTTTGCACATGACAATCCGCAAATCGGCCTATATAATCACCCGAATATCTGGCCGGGCACAACGATAGAAAACGACCGCAGGCTCGATTGGCGTCTTGGAAGATTATTAAACCTCGAAACAGTAGGAAAGCGCGTTATAAGCGTTGAACCGATGCTCGGCTCCGTCAATCTTAATGTTGTCCCATGTTGGCAGTGCAATAGCCCGAATCCGCAAATCCGATGGCCGTGTCCCGCGTGCAAAGGTCGCCGTTTTGCGTGGCCGGACTGGGTAATCTGCGGAGCGGAAACCGGGCCGGGTGCCCGGCTCATGAACCTTGATTGGGCGCGCGATCTACGCGATCAGTGCGTGACCGCCGGTGTGCCCTTTTTCTTCAAGCGAGACTCGAATGGCAGTCGGTTGCTTGATGGTCGTGAATGGAATGAAATGCCGGGGGGCGTGTCATGGTATAAGAAACAAATCGCGGAACGCGACGATGCTGAAAGGGAATGAATATGTTAAGCGTGTATCACAGTTGTCGCTGCGCGGCAAATATGAAGATGGCTCGGCTGAATGTAGAAAAGACCTCGATGCTGCTCTTTACGATCTCTGGGAAGCACTTGCCGCGCTCGCCGCGGGGGAGGAACAGGAATGAAAGCAATAACTCTCTACCAGCCGTGGGCCTCCCTGATAGCCGAAGGCTACAAGACTATCGAGACGCGCCAACATGACCGCTTCAAAGACCTGAAGGGGCGGCGAATTGCGATTCACGCGGGGATGCGGTTTGACCGATGGCCGTATGTCGAGAGAGACCAACACCCCAATATGCACAAAATAAAAATGCCGCATGGTGTCATTGTTTGTACGGCACAAGTGGACAACGCTCGATGGCTTCGCGGAGATTCAATACAAGAATATGATGCCGCCATGTGCATAACCGACGGCTTGTTCGGTCTCTTTCTTTCTGACATCCAGAAAGTCGAGCCGCCGATTCCGGCACGCGGATGGCAAGGTATCTGGGAAATCGAAAACCGGCTTGTAGTATCTCGAAATGGCGAAGCCTAAAAAACCTTCTTCAACCATTTAGACAGCTTGCCCCCGTACTTCGATACCGCACCGCTCGGGTCGACCGACACCCGGTCACCGTCAAACGATACCGTAACCCCGGCTTTCTTGAAGCTCTTGCCGACAGCAAGCAATTTCACATTCTCAACAAGCGGTTTTATGTCTTCTTGGTCCACGCCCTTGATTTGAGACGCGACTATCTGCGCGGCGCCTGATGCATTCATGCCCCCATTCATCAGGTCGCGTGCCTGGGTGAGAATGTCTGTCAGGTCGTCGGCAACCTCGGCACCCTGTACCCAGTTAAGCCGAAGTGCAATCACGCGAAATGCGGCGACTGCAATGAAAAATGTGATTACCCAATCTTCGATTGTGAATCCTTTCAAGAATTCCATTGTGACACCTCCGGTATTTGGTTTGCACAATTAGTTGTTTGATGGCTATCCATTCTTTCTACTTGTTTCCCGACCAGCGCGCACGGTGTCCGCGCACATCGATGTGTGTGAAGTTCGAATATCGGCCCACGCCGCCCCGGTCACCGATTAGGTTTGCGGCGTACGCTGCGACTTCAGCCGGGCTAATCCACTTGACTTTCATGTCGGCGGCCTCGCCGTGTAAATGCCGGCTACCGGGCTTGCCTCCCACATTCGCATTGTGCGTTTCACACCGACAACCCGACGTTATTGTTATCGGCTGACCGAAGTGTTCGCGAATGGCCTCGAGCGCGAAAAGCAACGCATTGTTGATTTTGCAATAACCGCAGCCGCATTTACAGCAGAATTCAGCGCTACTAAAATTCGGCGAAAGATCACCCATTAGATCACACCTTTTGCGAACAGCACGATAATGGTTGTTAGCGCTGGAGCGGCGCCGGCCAATGCGCCGTACAGCGTGCAACGCACTTTGAGCGCTGACAGGTCTATGTCGATTTTGCTGTGTCGCGCACGACACCCGGTATCGAATGTGTCGAATCGCCCCACAAGCCGTTCAAGTGTTTCCCGTATCCACTCAACGTCTTTTTTGATACCGTTTAGCTCGCTCATTATGCACCTCCGGAAAGAATAAACGATAAAATTGTCTGGGATATCTGGTCTACTCTATTTAATACACCCATCGCCACGGTAACATTCAGGCTTGTGGTGTTCACGTCCTCTGTGCTTAGGGCAGTTGCGGCCCTCACAATCACATAATAAGTGGTTCCCGGATCAAGTATGTTCCCAGCCGCATCTCGCGCGGTAACAAAACTTGTGTCGGCGGTTTCACCTAAATAATATGCGGACGTAACTCCGAATGAATCAGGAGCGGCACCATCTCGAATATAGATTCTATAGCGCACCGTGTCACCTGTGCCGTGGGTTGCACCGTTCCAGGACGCGGCGAGCGTCTGGTCGCCGTTGTCGGCAAGTGATTGTATTCCCGTTGTGGTGTCCCAGGCAGGCGCAGCCTGCATGGGGTCGGCGTCGAGGCGGCAGTACATATATCGCGTTAATCCATTTGCATCACTTTTGCCGAAATTTAATCGCACGTACGAGGAACCGTTCGCATTCCCAACGAGCTTAATTTCGTTGGTTACAAAAAAATCATCCCAGTGAACAGGAACGGCTGATGAAGCATCATTAATTGCCACATTACAACCAATAAATTCACAGCCATTCAGCGACTCTGGAATTTCTCCACCGCCGCTACTCCCAGGATTATAAAAAAACATCCCGTTAAGAACGTCATCGAATTGTGTGTTAGTAATGTTGTGAGAAACCCTGCTGTAAATACCATAAAGTCCCTCAAGTTTACTCCACGTAGCGGTTATTTTACATTCGCGAATGTTGTAATTTGTTACCTTGTCTGCGGTATTACACGCTATCACCGCGCGGTTGTCAGCGTCCGAACCATTGAGCGTTATTGTGCTCGTCGAGCCTTCGCCGTCGAGACCTTCGTGGAGCACGGCGGTATGTAGCGTAATGGTCGTAGCGGCATCTTGGACCAAGTGTCCCGTTTTCGTTCCAGCGGTTCCGGCCACATTGTCGCCAAAATAGAACGACTCAATCGCAAGATTTTGCTCGACCGTGAGCGTGGCTTCATCAAAAAGAAAAACCCAGTCCGTAGTTGCAATCGCGCCGCCTTTAAGCACAACGAGATCGGCGACATTGCAGTTGGTATCTATCTCAAAGCTTGGATCATTATAGGCATTTGCCACTTAGTTCACCGCCTTCGGGTTCACGTGAAATGTAGACTGGGCCGCCCGGTCTTTCTCGTTTTTATCCCACCACGCGAAACGCAATTTGGCTACAACATTATCTGCGCCAACTTCTTCTTCAAATTCTTTCGGCGGCACTTTTGTTTCAACAATGAAACAGCCGTCGTGTTTCCGGCAATAGCGCATGATCCGGAACTCGACATCAACGTCGGGTACGCGAATCTTGGTCCCGCCCGGATCATCTTCTATCGGAATCCACTTATTTTTCACCTTATAATAAGGCATGTGCATTTTCCTTTCGGCACATCGCTTACACCTCACTCCACGCGCTAACGGCAGTCAGTTCGCCAGCGGTCCAGGTGAGCGTTTTTCTATATGTTGTCCCGTCGATCAGTTGGTCGATTTGTGTGAGTTCGCCAGCGGTCCAGGTAAGAGACAATGACGGGTTGGACTTGCAATAATCGCACGGATCACATTCCTTTATTGTTACATTTTTTGGTATTCCGGTTATACCCATTATGTGATTTCAGCCCCCATCACAGTAAAGTTGAGCGCGCTGGCCGTCCCGCTTTGCACCGCAAGATTACCGGCGGAATTGTTCATCGGGATAAAAGAGTCAATTATTTCTGTTCCATTTCTGGCAACCGTAACATCATAAAATAGCGTGGTGGTTTCATCGTATGTCGAGCCATCGTCATCGAGAAATATCCGAAATGTCCTAGCCACGCCGGTTGTGTTTGCAACAAATATTGTCTTGATAATTCCAGTAGTATCAGCGCCTGGGCTATAAATGCTCGCGGCATTAGTGTCAGCGGGTCGCAGCTGCCCCAGTTGCTTTTCGGTTATTGTCATTGTTTATCCCCCCGACACCAGCAATGCATAGCGCCTCGCGCTTTCGAGCAATCCATTTCCGCCCTCGGATATTATGCCGTCGACATTCAGGTTGCCGTCAAGCTGGACGTTTCCGCTTGCGTCAATATCGCCGATTTCAATGCCGCCGATTTCAAGCCGAATGGTTTTTCCCCGAAGCACGGTACGCCCATCCGGATCGCCAAATCCTTGTATTCCCTCTTCATCTGAACTGTGACCATCCTCACTTCTATATACCTCAATTTCCACTACTGACGGAATCCCCGGACATATTCCAGTAACCCATTGTGCATCTTCACCTGGAAAATTCTCAAGCGTTCCATCATTGTTGCCCTTAGAATCCTCTGCGTTTGTGCCGGTTGTTTCATCAAAATGCCATACGGAAACCAACCCTGTCTCATTTCCGCTATGCCTGTATCCCTCACCAGAATTGTAAAGAGCGGTAATGTCAGCCTGTTCCAATGCTATATTGTAAGCGGCAACTTCATCAAGTCTGCCGGGGAAATATCTGTATCCCCACGCATTCCAAAAAGCATCGGCAAGTCTAAAATCGCCAGCCGTTGGGCCGGTTGTGGTCAATGTATCAACATCATCTTGCAGGACATTATTAATCCACATCTTAAAACCGCTGGCGGCATCTTTTTCAAACGCCACCGCAACATGATACCAAGTATCGTTACTAAGCCCGGCATTAGAATATATTTCAACACTTGTGGCCCCATTTATAATAGAAAATCTTACCTTTTTACCGCTGGCAATTCCCAAGCCCAATCTATTGGTATTACCGTCACTTTTAAACAAAAACCAGTCAAGGTCAGCGGTGGAAGAATTGATTTGAAGCCACATTGAAATGCTGCCTTCTGTCAACGAATTGAAAAACCCGCTTCCACAAGTAACGTATTCATCAACACCGGGGAATTCAAGCGCGTTGCTGGCGCCTGCTGGCTTGCCTGCCCGATTGTATTGAATCAACGCATTATTTGTGTCGCTTTTTGTCTTTCGCGCATACTCAGAATTTCCAGTATCCGTAAGCCGTGATTCCGGATCAACCTTTTCAATATTGTGATTTCCATCAATTTCGATTTCATCCCCTGATGTCGCTTGCGAAATAGTTGTGCCTGATCGGGTCCAGATTATCCGTCGCTGGTCGGCAATCACAATCACCTGAATTGTGCCGGTACCCGATGCCTTTGCCTCCAGCGCAATCGCAAAGACGCCGACGGCATACCAGTCCGCGCCTTTTTTTGCATATCCCGCTACGGTATGCGAAACAAGCGGATCGCCGATTGAAATTGCGCCCACATCGGCATTAACCAGACAGCTACACTTTCCGCCCACACAGATCAACCCGGCGGCATCGTCATCTATTGCGTCAGCAACACCATCAGGCGAGTCGGAATAGACGCAGCCGATAATCGCCTCGTTATTCGCGGCCGAGGTCACGGCAAACGATTCAGCGTGTGCGGCGTGCTGGATCACCACCTCACCGTTATTTCGTCCGGCGCCGGACTTGTTCGTGAGTCGCGCTAGCGAGGGCGCCGATATGCCAGCCGTGGTATTTCCCTCGCTATCCGTTTGAGAATTCGCGTCGATCCGCGCGTTGGTTATTTCTTCGCGGATCGCGTTGATCTGACTCTGTAAATCAGTCAGGCGCAACAACAGCGCGGCGAGGGCCGGGTCTTTTCCCCCGGTCTCCATAATGAGCTGAATCTGTCGATTTAGGCTGGTCGTACCCATCTCAATGTTCTTTCTGTCCCTGTTTCTATGGCAGCGTCGTGCCGCGCAATGAGTCGCCGTCTTCGCTGGCATCGCGCGATTCGACAAAAAACGCCACATCATTATTGCCGAGCGCGCCGGTCTGTATCCGGATTGTCGAGAAAACCGGAATTCCGGGTAACCACGGCGCATGTATATCGATCGCGCTGGTCAGCCGCACAATCTCGTCGAGTATGAAGCTGGCGTCCGCATCGGCTTTCGTTTCAGTAGACAACATTTCATCGGGCTGTCCCCCGCGGGCGACGTATGTTATGATCCCATATCGATCGAGCAGGTTGCCGGAATCATAATGTTCGGCGCCAGAATCTTCGTCTTGCAGCCGGGCTTCGCCCATGATTGTCTCGTGCTCGTAACACTGGATTTCCGATATGCCCATCTGGCTGTCTGTGTGGCCCTCCCAGTCGTATAGCCCTATCCCATGAATCCGAACCTGAATATATCGAAATTCTGTACCCTCATCATAATTGGTTTTGACGCGCCGGACGGCCGCGCGATAATGATTGTGCAAACCTCGTACTCGGCCTCCATGTCAACCGTCAAACACGGCACGCCCGTTTCGCCAGCAGCGGTTATATCATCATTGACCTGGAGAGTACCTTCGCTCCAACGGCCCCAGCCAGACGTAACCCCCGTAACCGGGTCGCCATCAACCACCTTGGTTATATCAGCCCCGGTGTGCCACGCCCTGGGCCAGCCGTATGCTGTGGCCTCGACTGTCCAGTTATCCGTAACCGGCTTGCCGAGACACAAATCGGGCAGTTCTGACAAACCGGCCTGACCGAATGAAATCACTCGCGTTGCGAGAGCATTATAGGCTGGATTATACGTTTCGGCATCAACGACAATGTCCTCGCTGTCAATCGCAATGTCTTCGCTTCCAGCGGCCGCTTGTGTGAAAAAGTCGCATTCGACTTTACCGTCTCGCCCCTCGCGCATGATATAGTTTGGCGCGACCTGTCGCATGACTTCTTGACAGCAATCATACGAATTTTTCTGTTTTCGTGGATGAAACGAAATCGGCCGCAGCGTGACACCGCTTTTCTGTATTGTGTAGTATGTACAGTCACCGGTGATTGTCTTTCCGGCCTGTGAGACTGCAAAGGTCACTGTCCCGGATCGGCTATCAAGGTCAGGGTTGGTGTCCCCGTCATTCCAGTTGTAGTCTACAGTCGGCGTGGCCGGCACGCCATCTATGTAAACGACATTATACCCGTCAGCCCGGATCATGTTTTTTGAAAAAACATAGGTCAGATTGTCTGATGTGGTTAACGTTTCGCCGCTTATATTCCGCGTGATAAATGTTTCATCAAGACCGCATCCGCCCAACTCATTCGGGTCGGTCAGGATGCACCAGATAATATCTTCGGCTTCGTTCGACCCGGCATCCCACGCATCGAAAGTTGCCGTAATCGTATTGCCTGATTTGTCGTCACCGAATGTCACTAGACCCGACGAGGTGTTCAGGGCATAGCCAGTCGTTTTGACCCCATCAATATAAATTATCGGTTCGGGCTTCAGCCGCCAGTCGGTTACAACTCCTGCCCCCGGATCATACGAATAAATGTAGCCGTCTCCCGAGGCCAGCGTAATGCCGCTATATGATGTCGTGGTCGGTTCATACGTGCCGATGTGTGTAGCGCGCGTCACGAGCAACCCAATGGCCCCGGTGGCCGTGATGCTCATTTCGGCTATGCCAGACCCAGCGCTAGCCGGACCTTCAACAATATAAAATAGCCCTTCCTGAATCCATTGCCATTGATGCGAAGCGTCATATATCCCGCGCTCAAGCACAATCCGCGCACCGTCTTTCAGCGTACCGTCATATAGATTTGGAAAGCTGGCGTTTTGGTTGAAGATCGATTCTACCCACGGCAAATACGGTTCGCCGCTCACAGTAAAAGAGAATCGGTACGATGTAGAGCCTTTTGATTGTGAGAATTGGGGAGACTGGAAAGAGGCATTTTGACCCATTAAATCAATGCTGTCTGCTGTTCCGGCTCCCATTAACACATCGCAGCCAGAGCCGTCCCACCAGACTCGCGGGTCACGGCTCCATTTACCCGAAGTGGTTTCCGGCGTCAAGTACCAGGCTTCGCCAGAGCCAAGCACCCCATCATCGCCAGTGCAAAATCCAACCATCCCGGTTGTTGAATCAAATATCACGCCGCGATTTCCGCCGTATGTATATATAAGCGCGGCATCGAATCGGCCATCGGCATCGGCCATGAAGGTTTCGGTTTCTATCTCAAAAAATTGGACTGAAAGGTTGTCTTCGTCGGTATCGACGCTGGCAACCTGGACATACTGATCGCCGATATTGTTGACGTCGGTGCCGCACGCATCGTAGACCAAGTTGCTATTTGTTGCCTTGTGTTTTGCAAGCGATTTGGCGCCACCCCCACAGCTCATGGCCCACAGGCCGAGACCGCCAAGGCTATTGTGTGTCGGCGTACCAGCTTCCGATACAACCGGAAACACATATTTGTCTAGCGCCGTGCTGTAATAACAATCATAAATTTTTGTGTATGTCGCCGACGCAAAACGCGATGCGACCCTCCATGTTGCGCCGAGCGCGGAACAAGTCCCCGTAGTTGGTCTGTCCGAATCACCATCCTGAACTATCGGGGCATCGGCTGTGTGTACGCCGAGCAACTCGTTCATGCCGGGTAAGTGTTCATATATCGCCACGTTTACAATAACCGTGAAATCGTTGTCGTCTTCTACGTCGCCATAACCAATCCCGATTTGTGCCGCGCTTTCCTCGTAACAAAACGTTGAAAGGTTCCACGAATCTTGCGTGTCGCCAGAGGCTATATCGCCGCCAGTTTTTGCGGTTCCATTTGTTCCCTGTACGTATAATATGGAACCAGCTAATAGGTTATCTCCGGCCTTCGATCCGGTATGTGCCTGTGTGCATTTAACTCTACAATAACCCTTAATTGCCGAAAGATCGACACCGCTTGTAATAAATGTCCCGGCGTCGATTTTGTATTTTTTGTCTTCATCATCCCAATAAGCAGCCTCGCTCCACTGCATGGTAGCGACCGGTGTCGGTCCTGCATAATTTGCCAATAATGTTGCTATATCAATTTTAATAATACATGCCTCAGTACCAAATCCAACCTGATATACCGCCGTTGGCCGCGTTGTCATTATTATCGTACCAGCAGCGCCGCCATCAACAATAATAATATTGGTTACATTTTCAAACGCCGCGACAGGATCACACACATATAGGTCGCTATCACATGCCGGGTCACTGACAAAATTACGGTCGCCACGCGGCATGGTCGGGTATGTGGTGGTTTCGACATAAGGATCGCCCGCAGCATTATTTAGCCCGGAACCGCCTGTTTGTCCCCACGTTTGGATTAATGTGTAGCTGCCCTGCTGATTAAAAAAGCCAAGCTGATACCAGTGGTAATCTGTTCCCGGTGCCCACAACTTAGTCCATGTCCACCAACGCGATTGATAGTACCGGACGATTTCGACATTACAGTTCGCCAAGCCGACTATTGTTGCACCACCCGACCAGACCGTACACGCCAAGTAATCGGGATTGTCTTCAAGCTCATTACATGTGCCGGTTTTTAGACTATCGAGCTGTCTGTCCATGTCGATCATGCACAGTGCCGGAGGATATAGCGTACCGGCGCCGGGCACTGAAATGGCGAGCGTTTCGGTTTCGACACAATATTCCATGTCGAGCACTGGGCCAACATAGCCGTTCGGCCAGCCGGCCGATGTTGTCGCGTTGATTTTTTCAAGATAATCGGCGTGTCCGACATCGAGATTGTGATTGACAATGGTTACTATTTCATCGGTTGCTTCGTCGGCATTTTCGACATGCAATATAAATGTCCGATTGTGCTTCTCATCATGAATCATTTTCTGGTATCGACCAATCGCGGTTGAAACATCGCCACCGCCACGCGCATCTATTTTCACAATATTAGTGGTGTCTACGCCCGACAGTTTTTTGCCTTCGGGCTTGAGTATTTTGGCGCGCCATGCTGTTGCCTTTAGCGAAAGCTTTAGCTCCGCGATTTGTGAAGATGTGAGTCCTACGTCTGAATAAGTCATAACAATTTGTCCGGTTTAGTCTATCTGCTGTGCCAGCAAATCGACGTTCCAGAGCGCCACCATACCGGGAACTGAAACGGCCTTCGGCCAAGTAAGCAAAAAGAGATTGTCGATTCGGATTACCGGTGACGTGGAAGCCCACTCGACACCGAATGTATAATATTTTTGTTCGGCGAGCAGCCTTATCTCATCCCAGCTCGCCTGATCTATCCACGCAAATTTGAGCAGAATCGCGTATGCTGCCACCCTTTGATACGATTCGACGGCAAACCTTCGACCGTTTACGTCGGTTCGGATTTCGGCCAGCATTTCACGGTCTAGTTCGTAGGCTATCGGTTCTTCTCCAAGATATGGGGTCAACTTCCATTCATAGTCAACTGTTATGACCGCAGATTCAGCCTGAGCCGAATCAAATATAATCGAACAGCGTGTGGTCGCGTCACCGTCAGACCACGTGTAATCTGCAGCAGGTTCCTCGACGCCATCGACGCAAACGACCGGTGTAGTATGTGCTTCCTGCCCGTCTATGCCGTGTAGTGTATATGTTGTGTGATCGCCAGAATCTACAGCGATCTCGCCGATGGGATAAATATAGACAAAGAATTCGGTGTTTGCGGCCATCCGGCCACCTCGGTTTCACCGTTCAACAACCGTTGAAGCGGCGTTAATGATTAAAATTCGTCCGTCGCGGCGTACCGCGCATTCTCTCGAGAACCCGCGCCCGGACAAACTTCGTTTCAGTTATCGCATCAAATTCACGTGATGGTAGAATCTTGACCACAAGCTCGGGCTCCGTGCGCGCCGTCACAGCCTCGCGCAGTATTTCGTTTTGGCGGTTCCGGGCCGAGAATGTGGCCCGCTGAAAAATGTCCGAACCGTATAGCCCCCCGGTATCCATGCCGCGGTAAGTCGGTCCTGCCCCGCCGATGGGCTGTACCGGTGCTGGTGCCGCCCGTTTGCCGCCTTTTGAAAACATGCCTGCAATTCCCATCGCGAGCCCAGCCCAGCCGAGGGCCTTGCCGAGTCCGGCCCCCATTCCGCCGCCACCGCCAAATAAGCCACCGAGGGTACCGCCGCCCCCTGCACCACCTGCCGCGGCCTCTCCGGTGACCGTGTCCATGCCTGCCAGCCCTTGTGCGAATGCGCCCCCGGCTGTCTGGCCGGCTTTCTCTGCCCCCTGTTTGCCGCCGAGCAGTCCGAGTAGCCCGGCTTCGCCGCCAGCACCTGTCGGCCCGCCGCCGAGCAGTGAGTCGGCCATCGACTTGTACAGTGCATCGGTAACTTTGTTTTTGAGATATTCGGCAAAGCCATCGAGGAATCCCTTGCCTTGTTCAAGGCCATCGCGAATCGAGTTTGCTAACGCATCGCGGGTGCCTTTGTAGAGTTGCTTGTTGCGTTCTAAAAGCGCATCGCGCTCGGCATCGGCCTTGTCTTTTATTTCCTGCGCATGTGTTTCAGCGCGGAGTTGGCGAAGCCATTTTTGAAGCTTCGGGTCAAAGGTTTTTAGGCCAGCCTCGGCCAGTTCTTTTGCTTCGCCGGTTGCGTCTTCGAGCGCCACTTGCAGCGCGAGCACGGTGCCGGTATAGTGATTAACCATCGCGGCAGTTTTGTCATATTCCTTGCCCTGTCGCTTAGTAAGTTTCGCTTGCTTCTCCATGAGGCCAAGCTGCTCTTTTGAGCCATCAATTATATCCTGAATGGCCTTTATCGGCTTTTCTTTTTCGGCGGCTATCGCGTCGATGGTCGCCTGTATGTCCTCTTCGACGCCCAGCATTTCCTCGGCCGGCGTTCCGCCACGTGCTTCTTTTAATGATTCAAGTAACCGCTCCTGGATTTCGAGTATCTTTTCAAGGCGGCCGACGTCGGTTAGTTCAACCTCGCCGCGGGCGATGGCGAGATCAAGCCGACGCTGTTCTATGTTTGCATTGTCGTGTAGCGCCCGGCGCTGTTCTTCAAGCCGCCGTTTGTATTCAGCCGCTGCCGCCTGGGCTTCAGCGAGTGCTTTTGCCTGTTCGCGTTCGCGGTCTGCGGCCGCTCGTTCTGCCTCGGCTTTTTCTTCTGCCGCAGCCTGTTCGCGTTCGCGTTCAATCTGTGCAACAGCCCTAGATTCTTCTTCGGCACCGCGAATTGCAATGTCGGCCTGCCGTTCGACTAAATCAATTATCCGCTGTCGGATTTCGAGTATAACGCCTTCGGCAGCCGGGTAATCTGCCTGCAACATCGCGAGTACATCTTGATAATACTGGAGCTCATGAGCGAGCAAAACCGATTCGTCGCGCAGTCCGCCCTCGCGAAGTGTGAGAATCCGCTTCTCGTAATCAAGCTGCATTTCGCCCATACGCTTGCGGATAGCCGCTTCGCGTTCGGCCTGGCGCGTGCCTTCGGCATCACCTTCGCCAACAAGCCTTTTTCCGGCCTCCCTCATGGCAACGACATCTTCTTTGAACTTCTCTTTTTGAGCCGCTAGTTCCGTCGCATAAAATTCGTCAAGATATTCGCGAACATATTGTTGGTATTCCGCTCCAGTCGCTCTACTATATCCGGTTTCACTTTTGAACGCCTGTTTTACATATTCCAAGTTAACCTTTAATCCTTCAGCGACAACAGTAGGTGGAAGTTCGTTTAATTCCTTGCTCCATTCGCGAAGTGATTCTTGGATTTTTTCTCTTGCCGTTGGCGGCACTTCGGGCTCCGGTATATCGCGCTGTAGGCGAACTCCCTTTTCAATCATTTCTTGACCGCGAATGCGTAGTTCTTCTCCCCACGGAGCCTCAGGAGACGTCGGTGCCTTCCCCCTCCACCATCTCAGGTATTTTTCGCCCTTTTCACTGGCTTCCTTTATGGTCCCGATTGTGTAAAGGAATCGACCCGACAGAGCAATCAGCGCCCCGCCTATGTGTTTTAAGACATCGGCAAACCACCCCATGGAGTCTACAAGTTCAGGGGCAAATTCAGTACCCATTTTGAGTTTTAGATCGGCCCATGCCGATCCCATCTTGTCTATATCATGTGCCGTAGAACTTGCCATTTCGCCGAAGGCGTCTGAAAACGCCTTGGTGTTTTTCTCGCCCTGGGCTAGCGTGTCATAAATAAAGGTTTCAAAGCCCGCGAAAATAGCATCAAGCGCGCGCCGCGCCTCCATGCTCGGCATTAATTTGCTCATTATCTTCTGTCGCGAATAGACATCAACCTGTGAAAGCTCATCATTTAGCGCAGTAAGCACATCAACGTAGCTTCTAAAATTGCCAGTAGCGTCAACAACCTCAAGCCCCACGTTGCCGGTTTTCACCGCTAAATCATGCATTTCTTCTACGAACTTGGTGTCTTTGAACAACGTGAGTGCGGCGTTGAAAGAAGTAGCCGATCGCTCGGCACTTCCCAGCACTTTTGTTATCGTGGCAAAGCCGCCCATTATCTCGCCATATTCCTGGCCTGCCGCTGCTGCTGTGCCGAGAAACATGCCGCTGGTTTTTGCTATTTCTTCATAGGAAATTTTCCCCCGCTCAATGGTCATAAACTGAACGTTTAAGATGCGATCAAGGTCAGCCACTTCCATTTTCATTGCATTCATAACGCCGGTAACAGCGGCGCCGGCAACACTGACGTCGACGAATCCGGCAACGGAGGCTTTTGCCGATGCCTCCAGCACCTTCATGTTGTCGCCAGTCTCGCCGAGGTTCGAGTAAATATCGTATAGGGATTTTGTTAAGCTAATAGCAGAAACGCCATACGCCTTTGCTAAATCACGCACGCCCTGTGACATGGCGGAAAGTTCGCTGCGGCTCTTTTTTGCGATGGTGTTTACATAGAGCATCTGCTTTTCAAACGCAGCAAACTCTTTTACGATATTGACCACAGCATAGACAAGCCCGGCAACCGAAGCGGTTACCAACCCGATTGTGAGCGCATAGGAATTTAGTAGTTTTTTGGCCCGTTTTAGTCGCGTGTTGAAATGGTCAACTGCTACAAATGCCGTGCCGACCATTGTTGTAAATCGCTGCGCCGATGCCTGCGCTAGCGCAATCTGATATTGACGCAACGAGACCGTGGTTCCCTTTACTTGCGCACCAAGGCGCTTGGTGGTATTTTGGGCCTTTTTCATCCCAGACTGAAACTGCCGGGTCACCGCCCGAATAACAATATCTAATTTGCTCTGCTGGACCGCCATTTACTTTCTCCCATTATTTTGTATCATTACTCGCACAACTTATTACCGTCTCCCCCGTCCTGCGCCCGCGCCTGTCCCTGCGCTAGCGCGCCACGCTGCAGCCTCGGTCCCCGCATTCGCTCCAGCCGTCCTTTGCCCTTCTTCCTGAATTACCTCATAAATCGCATTCTGCTGTGGAATAGTCAGCCCCAAAAACTGCTCAGGCAACATTCCATAATGCACAAACAGGGTTGCCATCGCATGGCCGATTCCATAGTCCGGCTTCCGCTTATCCGGCTCTTTTTTCTCGGCTTCAAGCCGTTCGGCGATCGCGCGCCGTTCTTCTGAAAGAAACTGAATCAAGTCCATTTCGAGGTTGGCCCGTAATATCTCACTCACAACCGCTGGCGGCATAGGCCCCGAGCACAATTTCCGGGCGATAGTCCACAATGAATAGTCGGGTAACCCCAACGCGCGCCGGAGCCGCACCCTCGGCCCGACATACGGGTACGCGCAGCGCACACACGCCTGAACAAATACCACCCACGCAAGCCGGCTCTTTTCCTGCGCGAGCGCGTTTTCCAGACCGCCCAACATCCGCGAGATTTCGCCCAGCGAAAATACACAAATCCCCCAGAGACGGCCTCGCGGGTCGATATACTGAACGACCCGCGAGATTTGCTCAGGGGTACGCGGCTTGATTTCAATTTTGGGCGATATGCGTTTCACGGCTTCGCCATCCTTCCGGCTCGATCCGCACGGTCAACAGTGTCGTTAACAATGTCGCGAAGCGACCAACCTATACGTCCGGATAGCTGGACTCGGAATTGGTCAGTTCGATCGTGATATCCGAGCCGCCGGCCGTCGGAATCAACGGCTTGATACCGATATTCTGAATGATCCGGCTTTTCGGGTCGCCAGCGCTGAAAGACAGCGTTTCGTATGTGGCTTCCGGACAGTAAATACGAAGCGTGTAATACGCCCCAGAACTGCCAATTTCCTCAGACGATGTGAACGTAATGTCGAGCGGCACGCGCTCGACTGTGCGCGAACAGAACGTCGGGTTTGTCCCGCCCCAGAAACGCTCGACCTGATCCATGTCGTTGAACTCAATGGTAAGCGATGCCGTCGGCGTCCAGCCGGTCTGCGAGGCCAGCCCCGCGAAAATAGATGCATTGAGCGTCGGGATCAGTTCGCCGCCGCGGTCAATGCCGAACTCGAAGTTCTCGCCCTTCGTGAATGACACAGAATTTAGTTCGACAGCCGCGTCGGCCCACGTGAACGGCAGCAATGCCCCGATAGACGGCGTTTGTTTGGCCACAGCATCCATGCGCCGGCCGATGGTGGCCCATTCCATTGTGAGTTCTTCGCCGGCGTTCAGCGTCATGCTCAGGGCGCTTACAATGCTTCCCGAAATATTGAACGCCTGGGTCACCAGATCGTTATAGATTGTGAAAAAATACGGGTCTCCACACCCATCATCGGACGTGTATGTATGTGTATACGCGCCTGCATGTCCCGGAACCGCCGCACTCGACACGTTCCGGAATAGCCATTTCAACATCCAGCCGGTTATTCCTTCTGGGTCGCCCAGTGTCGGGATCGTCATGTTCGCGCTGTACGGCCCCTTCATTGCGCGGCTATCGCCTGGCTGGCCCTTGATTGTGACCGGTATAATCAGCGGCGCATCTTGTTCGGGCACGCCCCCGGTCGGTTCGCCCCATGCGGCCACAGTGGTGTTCGGCGTCTCGAAGTCCACTTGTTCCGCGACTCCCAGCGCCCCACATTCTAAGATACTCATTTGTCATACCCCCTCGCCGCGTTGCCACGGCAGTTATTGTACCTTCGACACGTGCTACTTTTTTTTCTCCATTCTTTTTGCGCTATGAATTTTGTCTCGTAATATATAGGTAGCCAGATATATCAACGCGCCCCAGCCAGATGGTGCCTTCTTCGTTTTGCGGCTCGGACTCAATGCTTACTATTTCGACCGGTGCCGCGAATACACCGAATCGATTGACCCGAACGGCCAAATGGACTTTTTCAAGCAGGTCAAGAACCTCATTAAACGCGTTGGTTGAAACCAGATTCTTTGTTCCGACCACGAGCGAAAGCGTGTATGTACGTCGGTCGCGGCCGCCACCGGCACCCGCCGGCCCGATAGTTAATGATTCGTTCTCGTATCGAATATTTCCAACACACAGAAACGGAAAGATCGGCTTTGCCCGATCAATATTGCCGCGGTAAAACGCCTTAATGGTCGGCGAGATCAGCGTCGGATTGGTTGATAGGTTGTTGTAGACAGCATCAAATACCGTTCGGATTGTTTCTGGCATGTTGTGAAACCTCACATCCTGCGGGCCAATCGGCCCAGTTCGCGATCCTCGTGCCGCTGGAAAAAGTCAATGACTTTATCGGGGTCATCATCGCCTACGAACATAAACGCCCGGTTCGGCATAATCCCCTTCGAGGCGTGGCCCGTCATTTCGGGCGGATGATGGAATTTGATAAAATCACGTCCGCGTTTTTTGCTTACCTTTGTCGGATATATTCTGACCGAATTTTTATCGGCAGAAAACATTATGTCTGGATTCCACAAGCCCGGTATCGATCGACCCGTTTTCTTTTTTGTTGATGGGGACAAATCAGCCCATCGTTCACCAAGATTATTCGGACCGCGTCCTTTGAATCGCCTATCAATCCGGCGGGCATAATACATTCCAACCTCCCTCAACGGCTTTCGCAGATCACTCCCACGGCGCATGAATTGCGCCATTCGCCGGTTCAGCGCATCAACTTGCTTTGTGTCAATCGTAATTCCGTCAGCCATGCGATTCTACCCCAATTACGTCCATTCCTGTCGGCGCAGCCGACCTACCATTTCTCCATCGATTCGTCATAATCACCAGTGATCGGCGTACCTTCGGACGTTCGTTCGAACCCAAACACCGGGTCTTCGTCTTCGCGGTTCGATACAACGCCGGTGTCGACCAGCACATTGCCATTTAAATCAGTAAATATCGTCGGGTGTTCGACCAGGTAGTCTAGGTTTTCCATTGCCCGCTCCCAAAACGATTCAACCCAGTCGGACTCATTTTCGGATTCCTGGGTAAAAATCCTGCGCAGCACATAATAGGTCGCAATGTCATCCGAAATTGAGTCCACATCTTCGGGCGGGTTGACCAGCGGCAGTTTTGCCACCCCGATCGTCGGCGCCAGCCTTGCGTCAATCTTCGCATCGGCCTTGGCCCGAAATCGGGCAACCATTGCCTCGGTAATCTGGTTAGCCGTAACTAGCGAATCATAATCAATTATGTTGTCTGATACACCGTCTGTGGTTCCGTATGCCATGAGCTGCGCCCCCCCCCTTCTTCGCTCTCTATGCAGTAGCAAACATTAACGTTGCTGTAGCCGTGCCTGTCTGGTCGCCGTTCGATACAACCTCGACCACATCATCGACAGCAAAATGCACGCGCCCCACAATCGGGACGTTTTCAGCCCCGTTGGCCCCCACGGTAATGGCGTACGCCGGATCGCCGCCAATGCGCAGAAAAAAAGCAGCTGGTACGTTGCCGCTCCACGCAATCGCAACGCCGAGTACCATGCCGGCAAACGGGGCGGTAAAACCCCTTACCTGTTCACCATCGGCCGGGTCAGTCGCCGTGCCGAATAGCGTTGCATCAACCACCATATTGTCTTTGTTGTAGCCCATTCGTTTGGCCATTTGGCTTCACGCTCCTTGTTGTTTTTACCCCTATTCATAAACTAGAAAAGACACCTTGTTTGTTTTTTTTCCGTCTGGCGTTGGTATTTCGTAAGCGTTTTCAATGCGCTGTTTTAATTTTTTCTTTTTGAAAAACGAGTCTATTTCTACCCACTCGCGCACTCGGCACGTGCTATGATTCACCAAATAGCTTTTGTCCATTGCCTGTCCGACAATAAGCAATCCCCGCGTTACGCGCTCCAGTTCGCTGACCGCCGCTGCCAAATTCTCATCGTCTACGATATGCAAAAGGACGTACATGCAAAAAGTTGTGTCAAAGCAATCTCTAGCAAACTCTCCCATGTCAGACAAGTCCATTTTGCAACACGGAATTTCTGGATAACGAGCCTTGAAAAACTCAACCATGTTCGCCGAAAAATCAACGGCGGTTATGTTGGTAAATCCCAATCGCTTAATTATTGGGATGTTTCGCCCGATGCCAGTGCCTGCATCGAGAAGCCGACCCGCTGGATCAAGTCCCAGCAATTTTAATATGCGAAAAATCCAGTCGCGTTCAAAATCATCATAATCGGCATTTCCCATAATGCCGCAGATCGGATTATCCCACGTCGCAGTATCATCGAATAAATCAATGACCGTCTGATTGCTTGTAATATAATTCATTTATCCGGCCCTTGCCCCATAGGGCGCCTTGATTGTTTTGTAATACCGAGCCACATTAACAGAATAACCAACAGGATAAACGATGCCACATTCGTCGATATGCTCGTATTCTCCCGATTCTTTCATTCGGGCTGCATCGTCACTCCCGGGCATTCCGATATATACGTTTTTGCAAACTTTGTCCGGACTAATTTTTTCTAAAATCCTATCTGTTTCCACAAGATCAGATTCGGTCTCACCGGGATAGCCAACAATTACTGACGCATAGGTTTTGATTCTGTTTTTATGACACATCTTGAAAAACCGCTCGGTTTGTTCAACCGAAATTCCCTTGCCCATCGCATCGAGAATCCGCTGGCTTCCAGATTCAACTCCAACATATAGCCCGACAAGCCCCATGCTTGCCATGTGATGAAGTGCGCTGTTGTCAAGCGTATCTACTCGTGATTCGGCAGCAAATTTTATGTCAAGCCGATTCATAACCGATGAAACATCTATTGCGCGTTGTGCATTCGCGGTAAAATTATCCTCGCGAAAATATATTGTTTTGTACCCAAGTTTTTTTAATTGTGCCGCGCCCTCACCCACCTTGTCGGGGCTCATAGCCGTATATCTGCGAGTCAGTATTTTGCGGCTTGAACAAAACCCGCACATGAATGGACAACCACGCGACGTGTTCATGGTCGCCATGTCTGTCATGCCAAATCCCTCGTTATCTGTGCACGCATACGGCTTATCAACAAACATTTTCCAGTCCGGCCATGGTAGCAAATCAAGGTCTTCAAGCCTCGAAGCCCCAATAATCCTGTCGTTTATTTTGCCATCAACAAGCTGCCAAAAAGCGCGTTCGCCCTCGCCACAAACAATATGGTCAATATGTGTTGGTACGGATTCTGGAAACAGCGTTGCGTGGGGCCCGCCAACCACTATCGGGGATTGCGTAAACCCTCGCAGTCTATTCAAAAATTCAACAGTGCGGTGCCATCCAATAGTAGTAGTATACACTCCCACCCAATCGGGATTAAAGGCCTTTATTTCTGCTTCAAGATCAGGGTTTTCAACGCGATAATCAATAATTCGTACATTTTGATTTATTGAGCCTAAGAATGCACCAACGAAACCGAGCCCCTGCGGAAACGTAGGCGGCGGCAGGCCAAACGATATTTCATTCGGCGCAGGGGGCGGCGGGAAAATCAATAAAATGCGAGCGCCACACAATCGCGTCCATCCATTATTCCGTATTACATTTATTCCGAATTCGCGCCTTATGGTGTCTACCACGTTGCGCACTTCCATGGTGCCACGAGGACAACGCTTTCTATATGCAGTAAAGTTAGGCGCTTCGCGCGGTACGTGTTCAGCACGCGATTCCTCAACGCCACACATCCTGTATCCAGCTCTTGTAAGATGAAGGCTTATGTACAGGTCTTCAGCGATTCCAATGTCCTGATCGCCCCATGAATAGGCCCAGTTCAATGCCATTCGCCGCAACAACGATGCCCCTCCAGAAAAATACGGGGTGTCGTCAAGATTCAATAATGCTTCTGTTTCCTGATACGGCACAAATTTAACATGATCGCCAGACAATTCAATGCGTGTACTATACGCTCCCTGCTGAAATTTCTTTCCTTCTTGATCGTAGACCGCTGAGGCTGCCGCTACATTCGGGTCAGTATCAAGCGCTACTATCAATGGTAATAGCCAGCCAGAGGAAACCAGCATATCATTATCTATCCACGCAACATATTCGTTGTCTATTTCGCGCATCATAAACGCGCGGCCACCAGGACATCCAAGATTGGTCTCGGAATGAAATGAATGTATAAACTCATGATCCGCCGCGCACTTGTCAAAATACGCGCCCGTTTCATCGGTGGAACCATTGTTAAAAAGATAAAGTGTATATTCAACGTCTGTGTTTTTTAGAATGTGCTCTACGCAGCGCCTTGTAGTTTCAAGTCGATCATAAGCAATGACAAGAATACCAACGCGAGGCAACCCCAAGCTTGCTGTTATCCTGTCCGCACAAGCTGTCTGGTCTCCGTGTTGTAGCCTCGATATGTGGTCGTGGCCAACGCGCCACGAATAAAGCACTTCGGGTATTCCGCCAATCTTCCAACCACTGCGACGAAGATCAACTCCGAGCTTGTAGTCCTGGGCATATTTGAAGTTTTCATCGTGACCACCGACATCAATAACGGCCTGACGTCTCAACGTTGCGCCACCAACTGCCAACCCCCGCGTTGCCTCAAGTGGCTGTTCGTTTATATTAGAATCCGGTCGTTTGTATATGCGCGAGTGATTGCCAAAAGATTCAAACCACGATCCGCACATAGCGTGATCGGGGTTTTCTTCAAGGAAACGGGATTCTTTTTCAAGCCGTGTTGGCTTGCTCACATCATCAGCATCTTGACGCGCCACATATTCGCCGCGACATAGGCGCCAGCCAGCATTCAGCGACCGGGTAAGCCCTATGTTGTGTTCGTTTTTATAATACTTTATTCGGGAATCCTTAAACGACTTTATGATTTCTGCCGTTCGGTCGGTGCTGCCATCGTCAATTATTACAAATTCGTATGCCTCAAACGTCTGGCTTAATATGCTCTCGATGGCTTCGGCAATATGATTTTCCGCATTATAGGCACACATTAAAACCGACACGCGCACCGGGTCAACGGTCTTGACGCGCGGCCTTGTCACTACGTTTGATTCATAAATATTTTTATATGCTTCGCGCAGTGGTTCTATCCCACGCGACCACGGCCATTCCATTGTGACTTTTCGTGCAGCCAGCCCCATGTTTCTGCACGAACCGCGAACAATGCCAAGGCCGTGAATTAATCCATGAATGTCATCGGCAATCCACCCGTTTTTACCGGGTGTCACAAGCTCAGGTATCTGGCCGACCGGTGTTCCAACAACCGGTATTCCACACGACATAGCTTCGAGCACTGGCATCGGCCCGCTCTCGGCCCACGATGTTGCCAGATAAACATCCATCGCGCTGTAAACTCCCGCCATTTCGCCGTGGGCTTTTTCGCCAAGGGCAATGTGTTTTACGCCTGCGGATTTTAACATCATGCAAAATTCGTCATTTCTTGAACCAATTATCAAGACAATGGCGCCGGGAATATGGCGGACAACTTCGACAAATTTTTCGATAGCCTTGTATTTTTTGCTGCCGCTTGAGTTGGTTGCTCCAACAAACCCAATCACAAACAAATCTTCGGAAATGCCAAGCTCGCCACGACACCGCACTCTATCTTCCGGCTTGAAAAGATCGGCGTCTACGCCATGACGACATTCAATCACGGTAAATTCCGCATCCCTAAATGAGTCTGCGTCTAATTTGCAAAATGCAGTTATCGCATCACAGTCACGGGCAATTTTTATCTGGCATTCATTCACTTTCGGCCATTCTATTTTTCTAAGAACGGGCTTTCCGTGATGGTTAACAGAATCGTCATAACCAAACTGTGTTAAATAGTGGACTATGTCCGTTTTTTTGCAAAGATCGTCGAATTGTTCTTTTTTGCTTTTGATTTTCGCGGATGTAAATATTTTGAAATCGAAGTCGCCTTCTAGGCACCGTACTATTTCACGCGCAACTGTTCCAAGCGCCCAATCAAGCGTATCCGGCACCAATAATATTTTAGGCTTTTTCGCGCTGTTCATTGATTTCCCTTTTAAGCGAATTCGCCATCATCAACATGAATTTCCAACAAAGTGGATAACTCTGTTCAAGCGAACGCATTCTATGAAGATAACCATCAATGATTTTGATCGCGTCCATCTACACAAGTTCCAGTTCTGCAACCTGCTTGTATCTCGCAATATCCCCCAACATCCCCTGCGCCTCGCGCACAATCTCTTCCACCCCGATCGCCGCCATGCATTTCACATCCCGATCATACAAACAGCTTCGATATATCCCGCGCTCCGGCTGCGCCAGCTTTTCGTCACGGCTCCACCGTTCTTGCCAGTCCCAACACGGGCAGCATTCGGCCCCCGGTCGTCCAGCCGGATGAATCCAGTTTACATATCTGTAAGTCGCATACCGAGCCGCCGGCGGTATCGAGCCGATCAACGCAAGGGCCGGGACACCCAACGCTTCGCAGGCATGAACCAGCCCGGTATCCGGCGCGATCACCAAATCGCACGTTTCGCAGACTGCCGCAGCCTCAAGAAATGAATCCGTTTGACCGCAAAGATTAAGAATATTCGGATGGTCTCCATAAAAATCACCGCCCAGCGCGACATCACGGTCAATCAGAACAAGTTTCGCGTTCGGCATCGCGCGCGCGAACGCGCGAAAAAGTTCTGGTACCCGCCACAGCGACCATGTTCGGTTCCAGGCAGCCGCCTGCATCACGTACCCGATGCGGATTTTGTCCTTCGGGCATTTATCACCGATCAGTTTTCTTGCTTTTTGTCTCGCCGCGGGCGAGACGTGCAATTCAAGCTCCCGGTCTTCAAGCACGCCAAGCCCAACATGCTTTGCGAAGCTATCAATCCGGAGCCCGCGGTTTCGCGGATATTTGTAGCTTTCAAGCGCCCGGCACCAGTTAATCACAAGGTCCCAATCGCTACCAGTGGTCAGGTCAATAGCGTGGATTGAGACAATTTTATCAATTTCAGATATTCCGGCCAACAGTCCGGCGAAGGCCGGCTTGGTTGCGTAGACAATCCACGCGTATGGCAGCTTTTCGCGGATCCGCCGAACGGTCGGGATGCTCGCTATCACATCGCCGGCGCCTTCGTCTCGCATAATTAGCACGTTCGGTGCCGCAGGTAGCCGATCCCCAATCTGAGAATCCCAATCACTTACCGGCACTCGAGATGCATGGGCTACATAAACTCCGCGGGTATCACAGAAATCGAGTACCGTGCTCGCGCCATCAAAAAACCGCTTCACGTCCGCCAGCCGGTCTTCTGAAACCACAGACGGAACCATGCGGTAAAACAAACCGAATGGCGTGATGCATTCTGTACGCGATCCAGTATAAACAACACGCACAAGCTTCAACCCGGCTGAAATTCCCGCATCCCCGATGTTCTGCGGTGTGTGCAGTTTCAGAAAACCCTCGCGTTCCAATCCGATAAGCTCGGCATCGACTTCGCGTAATGGAAGAAAATGGCCTTGCGGCACACGCCATGTGCCGCCGTTACCATCTGAAATCGCTACGTTTTGCAATGCTTCTGGCCGCACGTTCATTGAGACTCCGCCCAGTTTGTCGATTTGGAAAAAAGCGTGGGGTCGGGACCGAAGCCCCGGCCCCACTTTATGTAAAAAAGAAAGGAGAAATCGCTATCCGATAACATCCTCGATGAAGTAGCCACAGTACTCACAGACCACTTTTTCGTCCAGAATTTCGCAGGGCTCAATGAAATCGGCCTTGCGAGCCGCATCGCGCCACTTCGAGGTCTGGAACTTCTGCGACACGAACTGAAGCCCGAGCGTGAGCGTCCGCGGGGTCAGCGCGTTCGGCGCCACGTAAGCCACCAGCACGTGATTGCCCCACATGTTCGAACCCGAATATGTCTGGCCCTCCTCTGCCGAATCGTACGCGCTGCCGGGGATCAGGACCTTCATGTTCCAAAGCGTCGCAGGCAAGTCGCCGTTGACCAGCAGGTCAGAATGGGTATGCTTGACGAGATCGCGTACAGTCGGATCGCGCTTGACCACCTTCGATACCTGCGCGGGAATGACAATGACGTTCGGGTCGTTCCCGGTGTCTTCGCGGACCGCTTCCTTCGCGGTGTCGATCCGCACCTCGATCGCGTCCTCCGTCGAGTCGGTATCGAACGCAGCGTTATTCCACTGCTCGTCGCCGGCCAGTTGTGTGGTATGCCCCGAAGTCGCATACGCAGTCGCCACAAAAATCGTGTCGACCACACGCTTTTCCTTGTTCAGCAGAATCATGTTTGTCAGATTCTGCGTCACGTCGAAGTCTGGCGCCAGCGGCGCGTCTGCATTCTTCCGCATCCGGTCGGTTACGAAGTCTTTCAGCGCATGTTCCCTACAGCGATATGTCGGCGTCGAATCAATCTTCCAGGAATCGACCTGTTGGGATTCGGCGCCATCGGCGCGGACGTCCTCGGTTATTCGGAAATCCTGGCGTCCGTACACGAAATAGGAATCGCTTTCCTTGATTACGGCAACCGGCGGCATGATCTGGTCCGCGATCAGCCCGCCGTTTTTGTACTTTAGCGAAAAATTAGTTAATGCTCGATCGATATGAATCGTTCCGGCTTTAGTTGCCACTATGTTTCACCTCCATTATTTTCAGTTTGGTTAACTCTGGTATTCGCACGGGATCATAAGCTGGCAAACCACCAGCGAGTTTGCGGTGGTCGCCGCGCTCAAAGCCTGGCCCACATATCCAGTTCCCGAGTCGTCGACACCTGGTACGAACGGACGGACCCGACCCTGGACATCTGCGATGACCAGCAGGTCGCCGATGGTCACGGCCGCCGATATCTTGACTTTCGCGGCACCGGCTACTTGGAAATAGCCCGTTCTCTCGGCCGCGAGTTCGTCGTCGCGCAGCACGCCGGCAATGTTAGCCGCGAGTGCGTCTGCCGGGCGCGTACACTGCCCTTCGGTTGCGGTGTCGAGCACTGCGACACAGTGCTGATTCAGTGTCGTTTCCTCGGCCTTCATTTTGTAGGTCGCGAGTTGTTTTTCGTCGATTTCCGGCATTGGAATTTCACCTCCATTTTCAGATCAATAAATAAATGTCGCCCGAATGGGCGGCTACTCTTTTTCCTCGACATCGAGCGGCAACGGCCGTGTGTACTTCAGGGTTGCGGTTGCGGCTTTCGCGTAATCGGCCGCATCGCTCAGGTCGAGGCCGTTTTCTTTGGCATACTTCGCCATTTCCTCGTCCTCTTTCACGATCTTGTCTTCGCCGGTGCCGGGTGCGAGGCCGCCGCCATCCGTGCCGTGTTCCTTCAGCTCGGGCGCTATGCTCATCTTTTCGTACTTCTCGAAAAGTGATTTCCGCACATCGCCCTCGGCGGCTGCATACTGGCCCTTCACGTCCTCAGCGATTGCCGGCTGAATCCGGGTCGCGATTAGTTTGCCAAAACGCTCGACATCGGCTTCGTCAGCCGCTTTCGCGCGCTTTTCATCGGCTGCTACGTACTCAGCGATTTTTACATCCTTGTCCGCGACATCCTTTTCGAGTGCGTCAACCTTCGTTGCGAGTTCATCGTGCTGGGTTTTGACAGTTTCCAGGCCCTTGACGTATTCAGCGGCTTGCTTTTTTTCCGCCGCTTCGTACTCCGAAACTTTCGCCTGAAGCCTTTTGTTTTCGGCTTCGAGTTTCTGTTTCTCATCCATGCTTGTTTCACCTCCATCGGTGTGTTTTTGAATTTCTGAGATTATGTTGCCGGAGTCCACCGAATAGCAGTAGACAACCCCATTTTCATGCTGTGAAAAAATATCTTTCAGAGGAAGCGCCGACTGTGCAGCGCCCAGCAAGGCCACGCCAATTAGTTCGGGGGTCGAGCCATTCCGTATGATTTCAGCCGATCGCTTGCGAAATCCGCTCTGTTTCATTTCCTTGTAAACGTCAACAGGGATTTTTACAAGATCAGCGAGCAGGGATTTGCCCTTCATGCGCAGATTTTCAACCCAGCCAACCGCGCGTTCGGCCTGATCCGCCCAATGACCAAGCTTCAGCGGTATGCCATCAGAGCGCGAAACCTTTATCAGTTTTTCGAGGTCTTCTTTTTTATACTCGGTTTCTATCCCTGACGAGTCAGTCCATTTGCCAGCCCGGAATATCTCGACCCCCTCGACGGCATACAGGTCATCTAGCTTGGGATCAGGGGGATTATCCGCCGCAGGCTTGCCCTGCGTCGGTGCCGATACAAAGTGAATGATCCCGTCTCGGACAACCGGATATGCCGCACCTATATTACTCGCGGCCGCAATCTCTCGCGCTTGCGCGAGGCTATATTTCGACGCATCAAGCTGAAAGCCGGCTGCGTTTTTGCTGTTTTCGGAGTTGCGCTGTTCGCCAATTTCCACAGCGCGCATCTGCTCGCCACACTCAGAACATTCCTGCGCGTTGCACTTGATACCTTCGGCGACCATCACCGTATATCCGCATTCCGGGCATTCGCATTTATGTTCACCGTGGGGATGTGCATGTGCTGCGCTTTCGGACTTCTTTTCTTTTTCCACCCACCTATCCTCTTTTATCTCGTGGCCCTCTTTCCATTGGCCGATCGCTACGGCCCATACGTTCTCGGCTTCATCCTCATCAATCGCCTCGGCAATCGCGGCAATCGCGTTTATCTGTGACAGCGTGAGCTTCACATCATCCAGCTTTTCGAGATTCGGCATGGCCTCGACAGCATCTTTTATCGTTTTCCACGGCATGGTATCACCTCGTTGTTTCTTGATTCTCCCGATTCCCCCGGAACCGCTATCCACTTTCTATGTCAACCTCGACCTTTCAGCGCGTGATATTTCCGGAATTCGATAACGGCTTTTTCGTACCCAACTGCATCGGCCTGTCGTGCTAGCCAGTTTACTTGGCCGGTTGTTAGATTTACACCACCTACTCGGCGCAGTCTTTCCGGCGCATCAAGCCGTTTCGCGTAAATATCCATTTCCCACGTTTCTCCCGTTGTCGCGAAGCGATTTACTTCAACCCGCCAAATTCCTTTGTGACCAGTCGCATGTCGGGCGGATCGCCGAATCCTTGCTTCTCAAAATCGGGATCATTATACGGCACCGGCACCCAGCGGCTTCGACACTCGCAATGCGCCGGAAAATCGTATGGTGTCGGCTCGTTCGCCGGATAAATCTGACCATCCACACTGGCGCAAAAATCCGTTTGTCGAGAATCGGCAATTCCGCTGGGCATAATCCCTGGGAAATCATCGATCACGGCCGGGTCCTGGTATGCCAGTTTTTGTGCTTGCGCGAGTGCGCGGGTCGTGTTCGTTCTCACGATGTTTTCGAGCCGCGACGCCTTCAGCAGCCCCGCTTCAACCGCTTCACCGCGCGCAATATAGCTTTCAAATACCTGCCCGACCTGCCCGACTATTTGGGCCTCGCCCAGCCCGGCTTCCATGCCGCCAAAGATCGCTTTTTTTACCCCGGTCAACAATTCCGTATCAACGACATCCGTTACCCAGAACTTTGTCCGCCGTGTCTGGCGCGCCACTATTTTCCCCATCAGCGCTCCGCGGGCCTTGCGGATTTTCGCCCAATCACCCGACGCTTTCCATGCACCCACCTGCGCAAGTGCAGCTTCCGGTGGCTGTGCTTCTAGGCCAATGCTCAGTGCATATTCCCACACCAACGACTCATAATCGATTTCGTATGCCGAATATTTCGATTCTGGTATCACCTCAGTCGGCTGGTCCACTTCTTTTAGCCCGACCAGATACCCTTCGGTTGTCACGTTGTTGAAAAAATCAACTGCCTTGTGTCGCAAACCCGCCATCGGGCCGGCCGGGATTTTCAACTTGTCGATGTCCCCGCCATCGCGAATCAATTTCCGGGTCTGGTTTTTCATCGCATCACGCATGGCCTCAAAGTCCGGTCGCACGTCGGCAATGAACCCGGCTTCGGCTTCGTCGCGTTCCGCGATTTGTTTCTTATACCACGACACGCCGCCCAGCCGCCGTTCGCATGAATACATTGACGCGGCATTCAGCTCGCGCACGGGTGTGCGAGCGTAATCCAATTTATTGTTTTGTGCATGTTGCCCCGACCCGTCCGCGGGGGCAGCCTCCGTGCCGGGCGCGGGCTCCGAGTCTTCGGTCTTCGTATCTGGGGCGCCCTCTAAACCAGCAGTCCCTGCGGCCGCGGGACCGTCCGGTTCCGGCACCGGGAGAGCGCCCCCATCAATTTGTCCTGCATCTTCTTCTTCATCCCCGCCGATCGCCTTGCCCACCGAAACAAATGGTTCATTATTGTCGAGTTCCCGTAACCACGGCAGCCCCATCCGTTCGCGCAGTATATTCGCGTCCGAGTTGGTCAACATCTTGGTCGACACCAGTTTGAACAAATCGTCCATGTTCGCGACCATCAAGCGGCCCTTGCGCGGCTGCCACTCAAACCGCGGCACCTCAACACCTTCACCATAATTGTATTTCACCAGTAATCTCAAAATCTGTTCCCGGATCACGGTTTCCGCAAGGTCCCGGCGCAGGAAGGTTACGTAATCTTCTTTTGTTTCTGCGTGTATATTGCCGAGCGCATACGAACCGGCCTTGTCACCGGTGCCGCTGGTCAGCGTCTGGCCGAGTATCCCTTTTACAATCTGTTTGTCATGGTAGGCTATCGCATTTTTGAACCCAACTTCCCCGCGGCCGGCCGCCTCGATAAACTCAACAATCAAATCCTCTGGAATAACTGCGGCTGTGTCGCTCACCATGTCTTGTAAGATTTTGAGCAGGTCATTTCGCTTTGCGGCCATCGAAATCGGATAACGGCCAATCCGCAGCGGCATCCCGAACCGCTCGAGATAAACATTTTGCATTTTCATTAAAAAATCTTTTGAAAACCAGTGTTTGTACACAGACCTCAGATCAGACCGGCCATACGGTCGTTCGTACTCCGGCTGGTATGTATAAAGCACAAATTTTTCAACGGGAATTTCAGTTTTCTCCGCCTCCAATGGCTTTAAAAACAGTTTTTCCATATTCCCGTAATCGTCTAGCCCAAACTCATAATACCGTGGGTCTTTCGATTTCAGCCACTTCAATCCCCACTTGCCGGCATGGTCGCCGCTTCCAATCGGCTCGAGCGTAAGTTCGGCAATCGCATAGCCGTATGCAAGCGCGTCCATCAGGCCCCAGACCGCCCGAACCACCGACCCTCGCATCCGTTCGAGCGAATACTGACAAAATGCCGCCACATCCCGGTCGATCTGTTTTTCGGTTACTGGCAATACCGCCCAGTCAGCCGAAATAACACCGAATTTTTTGCCGTTCACAGCGTTGCGAACCTCGGCGTCTTTTAACATGTCCGAATAAATATTTAATCCTCGGCGCTGGATTAAATCGTCGAAATTCGAGTAATCCGATAGCGTCCCGCCCTCACCGCCGCGGGCCATGACCACGCCAACATCTTCGCCGTATTCGCGGTCAAGCTTTCCGGCCATTTTAATCGCACTGGCGGCCGCAGCACTGGCTGCATACGTTAAAATTGACTCACGCGCACGCGAAAAAAGACCGGAACCGCTCGACCCCGGTCCTACAACTGCTCGCTCTGTCATGGGAAAAGTCCTTGCGAAACTATGTTTTTACCGAATTGACCATCCGGTCAATTTTGTCCGGCGCCACGTCAACCTCATGGCCCGCTATCTCACGAAGTCTATGTTTGTATCTGTATAAAAAATCGGCGTAGCGCCGACATTCCCGCTGTACATTGCAATCGTGGCACTGTAGGCCGATCAGGTGTCTTTTGCGCTCATTGCCGATTCTGTTCTTAATTTCCCCGAAACAATCATGTGGGCCTTGCATAATTTTCCCTTCACCCCTATTAATGCGGCAGGATTTCCGCAAAATATAACCGCGGCTAAAAAAAAATCACGCTATTTCCAGCCGCTTCACCACTGCCGGCTGGCTTATGCCCTGAAACCCCGCAATTTCACGCTGCCGGAATTGCCCCCCCGCAGCCAGGTACTGCGCTTCGCGCTTCTCGGCCCGCTGGTCACGCCATGCTTCCTCGGCATCGAGCACTTCGACCAGCAGGTCGGTAAAGTCCGTGTTCCAAAAGCTTGCCCGGCTCTGAATCCAGAAATAAAATGCATCGCCGCGTTCAAACGGTCGAAACGGGTATCCCAATTTCCACCAGTCACGCATGGGTTTCTCCCTCGGCGTCCGTCCTCACAATCCCCACCAGATCACCCCCAGCAACATTCGCGATGTCGCGAAGCGACTCGATGTCCACCTCCCCTTCGCGGATCGCATCGCGCATGGCCTCGAGCCGCACTCCGACCGTGCCTTGCAGCGCAATCCGGGCCGGGCCAACCATCCGAGAGCCGGCATTGATTGCGCCTCGCCATGAATCGATCGCCTTGTCCGCCAGGATCAACGCGGCATCACATTCGGTCAGCCGGATTTCGCCGAGTCGGCCGTGCAATTCCACGATCCGACCGAGCAGCGCATCAACTGCCATGCGCCCAATCTGACACGCCGGACACCGACACGAGTGAGAAACTTCAACCCGCGCTATCATGTCCGGTTGTGTCGTCTCCGGTTCGCAAACCCTTTCTTCTGTCTTGCCTTCCACCGCTGCGGGCAGTGCCTTGAATCCGAACAAATCGCCAATCCCTTTCATTTTTTCAAGCCCCTTTCACCTAAAAATTCAACTATCATTAACAATATTTCAAAACCGATATCATCGGGATCATCCGTGCTCCGTGCCTCGCCACGACGCACACAATCTGCCACAGCACAGGACTGACAATCCATTGAGCGCTGCCAAAATTCACAAATATACCACGTGCCGACTGACCCGATCGCCGGAAATTCAATCTGTCGGAGATGGTCGATCATATCCATTTTCACTTTCCTCCTGGCGGCGCCGGCGCCTCACCATTTATCCATCTCGTCCCGATCAATCCCGGCCCCCATATCACTGCCCAGCCCCGGCTCGTCGCCATCGGTCGATTCCCGTTCCCCTAAACCTCCACCGCCGCGCCCCCCGCTACTGCCGGCATAGCCGGCCAGTATCTCGTCCCACGGTCTTTTATAGTCTTTCATCGCATACCACGCCGCAATCGACACCGCTCGAGTCCGATCGCCATGCCCCTCACCGCCGCCGCGCGGATATACAATCTTGAACGTCACTTTGTTTTTATCCCGCGCCACAACTTCCTCGGCCTCGAGCCCCATCAGCTCCCGTTTGAATGCCTCATCCGGCGGCATCAACAACGCACCAGCAACCACCAGGTCATAAAGATTCTTCGATATCTCCGGAACCGATTTGCCGGTCGGATCAAATTTCTCCACCCGACCGGGGTATTTCGCGACCAGTTCCTCATACACGCTCAACATTTGCCACGCTTCAAGCGCCACTTTCGACAGCCCGAAGTTCTTAAAACCCCATTCCGCATATTCTTTTGCCACATTCGTTTTTACCGGCGCCTTGTGAGACCCTTTCCACACTCGCATGTTTAGCAGTCTCACGGCCCGCCCGTCATTCAGCCCGCCGCCCCCGGCCAGTCGCACCCCCTTCACGATTGCGCCAGCGGTCCAGTCCCGCACGTGCCCGAAGTCGAGTCCAAGTACACCCCCGCCATCGGGATCACCCCCCACATGTCGCATGTCGGGCACCACACACCGGTCAACCTGCTCGGCGGTAAATAGGTCGCCACCCTCGCCCCACTTGCACAAATGCAACCGCGCATATACTCCGTACGGCACTTCTTCGGCGCGCCGCGCCAGTAATTCATCGGTAATCCAACTCGGCAATCGCGGATTATCAGCCCCGGAAAAGAAAAAAACGCGGCCGGCCGCCCCGTCCCGCTCCCACAATTTTCGGAATCGTTCCCGCACGTCCCAGCACAACCCGTCTCTCCTTGCCCCCGCATTGGTCAGTACCACGATCTTTGTCCGCTTTTTCGTGACCAGCGATTCCCACAAATCTTGTTGCGATTTTTTGTTCCAGCAATGCAACTCATCTACGATAGCCCAATTCTGTCCCTTGCCAAACGCACTCAACGCATCGCTCGACTCAATCGACAATTCGCTCCCTTTCGCAAATTTGAATATCCAGGTCTGAGTATCAACATCATTTTTTAATTCAGGATTCGGCCTCAACAACCGCCCTATAATCGCATCTTTCACAATCGCTGCCTGGTCCCGGTCGGTTGCATATACCCGAACCACAAATCCAGGCCGCATAAAACAGATCGCAAAGCCACATGCCGCCGACAACCCCGTTTTATCCCAGTCCCGCGGCATTTCGAGATAAACTCGATCAACCTGATCCGAAAATATCGGGTCGACCACGACCCGATATTGCCACGGCTCCCCCAGCTCGTCGAAAGACAGCTCCGGCCGATCCAGATCGGGATGATAAAATCGCCGCACGAATTCAATCGGCGTCGTCGGCGTCTGTTTTTTACAATTTAACATAATCTTTATACCGTTCCCATTTTGGCCAGAATTTACCCTCATTATCAGCTATGGTAACTTGCTGCCACGGAAAAACAAAATCTTCACCCCTTTCGGCACACAAATCCTTTTCACATATTCCAACGGATCGACAGGCCGATATAAGCGATGCAACCGCTGTCCATTTATTCGACATAGAGGCCGCATGAAGCTTTTTGTTGGTGGCTATGTTAAAAATGATTTTCGCAGCTCTTTCGTCTCCACGTATCGTCAACAACATCATCAAACGGCGATTAGGATATATGGCCCCACCGCGATGGGCTATCACAATGTTTGTGAGCCTTTTTGATATCCTTTCTTTTCTGTTTGCGCTGCGCCCGAACTCTTTTGCATAATCTCGATAAAGATCATGCGGCGCATATTGCATCGGAGTGTGATAAAATCCCATAAACTGAGATTGGCTCAGAAATAATTGGATTTTTCTGTCGAGTTTCAAGTCAAGCTCGACCATCATATCCCAGAATTCATCTATGTCATTTTGATTGACGCCCGGAAGCCCTGCGATCAAATACATTGTCAGACTGTTTATTTTGTCGCCGCTGGGCTTTCGCATGTCATTAACGGCATGGAGAAAAAGCTCTATAAATCTCTCGCGCGTCCACGGCTTGCCGATGTGCCTCCGCAGCCGTTCAGAATATCCCTCAAGCCCAAATCTAACCTGTGTTGTTACCGTATGGCGAAACAGCGTGTCAAGCCGGATGTCAGACCCCATGTTGTTTTTTCCACTATCAGAAATGGCTCCTTCGATGATCTCAAATCCCGAATGTGCACCACGATCAGGCGCAAATGTCGCTATTGTTTTTGTCGGCGCGCATCTAATCATTTCAACACAATCGGTTGTCGGCAATTCAACATACTTTTTATAATTGCCAATTACGCAAAACGGACATCGATGTTTACAGCCACGCGCAATCTCAATCCGTGTTATCGGTTTTTTTCTGTGTTCAACATGCTGCCACGGCAGAAGCTCGGTGCATTGTTGCAAAACGGCAACCTGGTCTCCGAAGCTATAAATACCATCAACGTCATCCCATCCGCGTTTCCCGCATAGGGCCTCATAAATCTGGCCTGTCACGTCGTCAACATCGCCCACAAACACATGATTGCAAAAACCCGAAAGAACAAGAGGGTTTAGCGCGGCAATGCCCCCACAAACAATCAATGGCTTTTTGTTTTGGGGGTTAATTTTGGCTTTCGTTAAAAATCGCGGCAGCGCATAAATATCTTTCCACCAATACAACGTTACAAAAAGCACGTCGAAGCTTTTTGCAGAACGCTCATTCGCCGCATGGATTTTGAGCAGCCCATCGCCATCTAACTTCTTTAGACGTTCACACAGCAACTCAAGTCCAAATGTCGCCACATTGCCAGCAGCACTTTCTACGCCTCTCTCTGGGCAATAAAAAGACACTTTGCCTATTCGCTTTTTAGACATTCAACCCCCTTGATTATCCCGCGAGCAGCATGATCGCATAACGCTTCAAAGTCAGCAGCCCGTTTGCGCGAAACGGTTATCTTGTAAAACAGATCGCCAGCAGCCTCATTGCCAGCATCTTCAAATCCTATGTCTTCAATTTTAATGGGCTGGCTACGATCCCCAAACATTTCGTTCTCAATTTCCCCATAACACAATTCCGCATAATCCCCTTCTCCCAGCCCTTCCTCTATCTCCCCCAACAACCCCTCCAGCTCAACTGTAAAATCACCCGTTATCGCCGCATTGTTCAACGTCACGTTCAGTGCCTTCTCCTCGCCCCCCCCCAAATCCACACACACTACCTGCGTCTCGGCATCAATCCCATCACGCTCGACCAGCACACGCCAACGCTGGTGCCCGCCGACTATCCGCCCTGTCCGCTCGTTCAAAATAATCGGCTCGACCAGCCCCCACCGCGATATTGAAGCCGCCAGCCCTACCATGGCCTTTTTGCCAATTTGCCGCGGGTTATAACCAGCCGGCGCCAGATCACCAAGCCGCACTGACTTGATCTTCATTCGGCATCCTCCACCGCATCCGGCCCCACATCCACATGATCCACGTCTTCGGCAGAGGCAGCGGTCCCGACCTCAGCCCCGACCCCAGTCCCCACACCCGCCGCAATTTCCCTCGCCGCCGCCTCTGCGCGCTCACGCGCTATCCGCCTCATCAGACTCTCCCCCTCGCCCGCTCGCAATCCCAGGTCCATCCGCGCCTTCGGCGTCAATCCCAACTCTTTACACGCGGCTGCCATGCCCGCCAATGCACGCCCATACATCTGTGCGGCAGGATTCGCCCCCCTTTTTCGCCAAAGGGCCGTCCGGAAAAACCAGGCCTCACACAACCTGGCCACTATTTCATGTTTCACCAGCACTTTTATCATCGGAAGATCGGTCTCGGTTAACCATTCCAACCCCAGCAGCTGCTCGATCCGCGCCTCCTCGAAATCGGTCACCAGCGGACACGGCCCTTTGTCCGGCGGGCCCATCACCGCGTTGCCTTTTTCGTCCATCGGCTCTCCCGCCGCTCGCCATTCCTCCATCGCGTCCCCCCAATAATCACATC